AGCACTCCAATTGTAAATCCAAGCATTAATTGCCATTGCGGGTTGGTCTCCCCAATTGATGTAGTCTTGCCCATCAATTGTAAGATTTCCTTGAGCAACTTGCTCACCCATTGATTCAACACCATCAGCATCTACAACCTTTGTGAACAATGCCCAATAGTTGGTAGCACTACTTTCGTAGTTGTCATTAATGCCTGTTACTTGAAGATACTCAGCATCTTTACTTGTTCCGTTTGCCCATATTGTTACGGGAGAGATTTGTTTTGCCATTTTTATTTTTTTAAAATTTTAGAATAAATCATTCCAGGATGTTCCGTTGTAACACCTCAATTTGTTAGTTGATGAATCATAATAAACATCTCCTGCTTCTGCACTTGCAGGAGTTGCAATTGGAATAAATCTAACTGAACCTTGTGTGCCTTTTACTCTTAATCTTTCTGTTAAAGATTGCAAAGTTGTTCCACTTGTTGTTGTAGTAGCTGTTGAAATTATAACATCTCCACTTGTTCCTGTTCCTGTTCCTCTACCACCTGCAATAGTTATATTCCCACCTGCAAAATTAGTACCAAATGCACCGCTTCCATTTATTGTATATGCAGTTCCTGCACCTGCTTGACTATTCCTAATCTTACCACTACCAAAATATACATTTTGAATAGTATAGAAATAATTTGCTGCAACAAATTCATTTGCAGCAGCAACTGATTGATAACCTATTGCTATTGCAGCAACACCCGAAGCACCTGCAACTGAACCTAAAGCAGTTGCTGCCTCACCAGTTGCCGTAGCACCATTACCAATACTTATACAACCAACAACTGTTGCCTGTGATGATGCACCTATTGCGATTGAATTTTGAGCACTTGCAGTTGCAAAACTGCTATTAGGAGATATTGCTAAAGATGCTGAACCTACTGTTCCAGTTCTATTGACAGAAAAAGTACCATCTAAATTATTAACCGTTAGTAACCCACTCACCCTCGCAGTGCCGTTGACATCGAGTTTAAATCCTGCGTCTGTAGTTGTGTTTATTCCAATATTTTTAGTTGAACCAAATATCCTCATTGCTTCAGATAATGTAGAACTTGATGAAACCAAAAACATCATATCTACATTAGAATATCCAGAACCATAAGATTGTCTGATTGAACCTGTTGTATTTGATGCTCCTATTGCATAAAAATTTAATCCAGAACCTCGACCAATTGTAGTACCACTATCATAAATTGCAAAACCAGAACCATTTATGATATCTGAATTAGTTGATGCACGAACCTGTAAAACACCATTACCCAAACTTATATCAGTACTTGTGCATGATAAAAATTGTGAACTTGCATTGACAAATGTTGTACCTGATGACCTTGTATTAATAATAAAATCACCACCTCCTGTATAAGATAATTTAAAAGTTGCTCCAACAGTAATATTACTATCAGTAACAAGTAAACTAACACCACTTGCTCCACTTGTTGCTGCTGATATAGTTGTTTGCCCACTCACCCTCGCAGTTCCGTTGACATCGAGTAAAAACGTACTCTCCGTAGTTGTTCCCAACAAGAGGCGACCTGCGGAGGTGAGTATTAATCTTGTATTTGTACCATCAGTAAAATATAAGTTATTAGCAAATGGACTTGAAGCACCATTACCTCCTACCGCTATTTGATAAGTCTTTCCTGATGTTCCACTATTCTTAATGTTTAAAACGCTATATCCAGTAATACTTGCACTCTCAATCGTAAAATTTGTTATTGCAGTTTGATTATTAACAACTGTATCTAACAGATTAATAGTTCCACTAGTTAATATTTTAAAAGGTACTGCACTTGACGTTGGGGAATCAATGTAAAATGCTCCATTAAATCCAGTAGTTGAACCTCCTGTACCAATTGCCCAAGTTTTTGTACTTGTTGATAATTTTAAAACTGAATAATCTGTACTAATAGAATTTCCAGTTGAATTGATTTCTAAAGTAGGGATACTATTACCAGTTAAGATTAAATCAAAACTCCCCATTGTAATAGTCCTATTGCTCGCAAGTGTTCCATCTCCAGTGTAAATAGTATTACCACCACCACTCACAGTCGCCCAAGTATTATCTCCTCTTAGGTATGTTGTTGAGGATGGCGTGCCTGTTGCTGAAAGTTTAGCAACTCCTACTACCCCATTGTCTATTGTCCAAGTTGCACCGCTACCACTTACTGTGATGTCTCCCTTGTCTCCATCGGTTAGTCCTGCATCCGATATCGTTGTACGTATCATTAACGTGCCATTATTGGCAGCGTTTACAACGGCAGCAACAACAATGATATTATTAGGTGCAACAGGTGCAGTAGTCTGAAAATCACCTGCAACGCTTGTAGATGCATAAAGAATATCACCATCATTGTAGGCACTTGTATTGATACCCCTCATTTTACCAAACTCATACACCTTGCCCGAACCACCATTAGCAATGGTTTCGGATGTGATGCCCATATAGTAAAACGATGGTAATGAACCATTCGCAATAAATGGAGCAATCAACAACTTACCGCTATTGCCATCAGTACCCGCAAACCTTACCGCCGTACCCTTTGGAATACTTGAACCGCTTTGATTAGTTACATGGTAAAACAAATCCTCACCAACCTTTTGAATAGTTCCATTCATTACCAATGCCACAGTTTCAGCATTGTCATCCCAATACATAGTACCCTGGTCAGTGGGAGTATTTGTAGGTGTTGTGTCAACCTTTAAATACCCCGAAGATAAACCGAACTCACCCAGGTTTACGTTTGTAGTTGCGCCGGTGTATGGAACCAATGGCAATGTTGATAATGTTGATTTGAAAGAGGTTCCCGTTGCCGGATCACCGACTAACATTAAGTCAGTCGATACCGCAACCTTAACATCTAACTGATTAATTTTTTTATTCGGCATATACTAATTTATCATTGTTATTAATTAAAAACTTATCCGTATCATTCCACAAAAGGAAATTGCCAATGTCAACAACGGCCTGGCATTTGTTCGCATCGAATCGAACGCCAATCTCAACCTTGATGGAAACGCCGGCGGTTAAATCCTGCAACTGATAATCACGAATTGTTAAATCGTATTCCTCCGCAATTTCCCAGGAATGTTGGAACCCGAAATAATTCAGCATCGCCAAAAAATCCATTGCCACCGATAACATATCGGATTTTATTTCGAATTCATTTTGTAGCGCATTGTTTGCAATATCCATCAAATCAAAAAAATGGAACGTGAATGAATATTTGCAAAGGCGATCAGTTAATGAAACAACGCCATTTCGATCAAGTTCCGCAAAACATGCAGGGTAAACAACATCCGGGCCATCCAGGAATTCATCAAAATTCCCAATGTAGAAATGATTAATCTGTTTGTGCGATGTTGCCAATGCGCCGATCCTTGCCACCACTTGTTTCAATGTCAATGATGAACCATCGTATTCCGCGAATGAAAACGTTGTTGGAACCTGGCAACGATTCGCATCAAACCGAATTCCGATGGTAACATCAACCGAAACGCCACATGTCAAATCTTGCAATTCATAATCGCGGATAGTCATGTTGTAATCATCGCCGATTTCCCAATCGGTATATTCTTGATCTTTCAACAATGCCAAATAATCCTGGGCCACGCTTGCCATGTCCGATGTTACATCCCAAACGTTTTCTAACGATCTGTTGGCGGTGTCCATCAAATCGAAAAAATAAAACGTAAAATTCAAATTGGCCACGCGATTCGATAGTGATATCGTTGAATCGGATTTCAATTCGCAAAACAAAGCCGGATAAACAACATCATTATCATCCAAAAATTCATCGAAACCTCCGATGAAAAAATGGTTAATTTGCCGATGGCTTTCCGCTAATTCCGTTAACCTTGATATGACTTGTTTTAATGTCATTTATTTTATCTTGTTGCGCTAAAAATAAACGCAATTTTTTTTCGTTTTTTTTCGATGTGTTTTTCGGCATATTAAATATAATATGGATCATTGGAATTGAACCCGGCCGGCGGACGCTTATTCAATGAATAATCATCGCGCGGAATTTCGGTTTCATCACCCAAATAAATTGGCGTTGTATATGACGCGCGTTCCGGATGAACTACATCAACGCCGGAAACAAAGTTCAAATATTCCGGGAAATAATCATCGGCATATTCAATCAAATAATTGCGCAACATTTTTGCGTAATGCTCCGCCCTGGATTTGTATTTCGCAACAATGGAATACATTTCCGACATGCTCGGTTGTGTTGCATTGTCAACTGTTTTTTGTGAAACGCCTTTATTCCAATATTGATAATTCAACCCCTCCGGCAATTCAGACATTACATAATTGCAACAACATTCAACAATGAAATTATCAACCAGGCTTTTGTAATTACCGGCCAATGTATTGTTGGCGATGTCGTTCAATATCTTGTTGAATAAAGTTGATCCCAGGATCGGCATGATATACAAATCTTGAACCGCTTTGATTTCGGGATAAATCAACTTATCATCGATGTTGTCATGCAATGACATGCGTTCTTTTATAACGGATGGTAATATCAAATATGTTATTGTTGCCATTGTTTTATTTCTTTTTTATTACAACATGTTTCAACCAACCATGTCGGCATTGGAATTCAATCGTTCCGTTGTTATTCCAAAAACCGCCTGCGCGTTTGAATACTGAATATCCTAAACGTTCGGAAAGTTTTTGAATATCCTGCCGGCTAAACATTCTCGATTTGCTCAACCCGACCATCTTAACACAAAACGGCCTTGATGTTTTCAAAAGTTCCGGCCCGGAAACGCCATCACGTTTTTCATAAGTGTACATGACTTTAATGTCCGGCAATGTTTGCGCCGGTAATCTTTTCAATATTTTACGAACGGGAATTCCGCCGACAATTTCGGCTTTGATTATTTCACGCTTGACCAGGTTCTCAACAATATCATCAACAACATTTGTTTCATATTTCAACGCCTCGGCAATCTGAACGTTTGATAAATCCGGTTGTTTCTTTAACAACTCCATGATCTTTGATTCCCTTTCTGTGAATTCAGAAACGGCTGCGAATGACATTTTGAAATCATCATCATCCCCTGCATAAATTTCGCTTTTTAATATGCTGAAACTCTCTCGATCATCGCCGTATTCCGCAAACATATCCGCGATGAATTCATCCGAATCATCATTGAATTGTTCATCCGCTGTCATTGGATCAGCATCAACGCCCAGGTATTGATTGATTTGATCATCTGTAAACCCATACGCTGACAATTGGATCGATGCCTGGCCCTTTGTTAATTTGCCCTGGCTAAACAATCGAACGATGCGCATGAGGTTTTGTTGTTGACGGCCGGACAATTTCACCAATGTTTCATTACCCATTTGTTCGGGCATAACGTTGTTAGAGGCCGTTACGATGCCGTATTTTGCCGGATCGATGCCGAACTTCTCCAATATCCACTCCTTAGGTAATAACTCCTTAAATTGCACCGGATCAAGTTCCATGCCCACCGGTTCAACATCTTTCAATTTATATTCGGCCTCTACACCGGCAACGCTTGAAAAATACCCGACAATTTCCTCAATCTGTTTTTGCTTATGCGTTACATAGGTATTTTTAAAAATCTCATAGGCCGTTTTCAATTCGCTTGAATTGCCCAATTTTCCCTCTTGTTGAATTCCAAATAAAAGTGGATGCGTAATGTTATGGCCAGAGAAGATATTATTCGTGATCAAATCATCAACCGCGCCGAAATCTTCCTTTGTTAAATCCGATGCGCCCAGGTCATCGATTGTTGGTCGCTTTGTTGGATCGTTGTTAAAACCAATCAAAACTTTTTTACCCTCGGCCCCGGTTGCGGCGTTTTCTAAACGCGCGGTGATTCGCCTTTTTTTATCTTCATCCGGTTCACCATTGTAAAAGTTAATAAACTTTGACGCGCTGAACCCGGTTTTTGCATTTGTTAGCGTGTGCCTGGAAACCTCAATATCCGATTCAACCCAATTGCACGCAGCAACCCAGGATGGCAACGCATAAGGATTTTTTCCGCAACGATATTCTTTGAAATAAAAGATTGATGATTTTGTACATGTCGGATGGAATGCAGGGTATTCCGCCTCCGGTTGTTCCCAGGTATTGTTCCACTTTTTACGATAGTAAAAACATGTGTTATCCTCATTCGCCCGGATGCGATCATAGGACATGTGATAAATATTGAACCCTCCGGCAAGTTTTGGAATCACCTGGAAATAAACGCCACCAAAATTTTCAATGTCCAAACATGCCAATTTCATCAACTGATCCCATGATTGTTTTTCGTTGGCCTTTTGCAAAAATACTTTTCCGGGTTCGGATTCCGTCATTAATCCATTCCCCATTATGTAAACACATTTCCCGTTGATGATGGCGTTGTGTTTTGCGGACTTGTTATAAAGCCACAATAAATAGGTTGGATAATCATTCCGATCGCCAAACGGCACGAATTCAACGCCACGTTTTTTTTCCATTAATGGAATGCGTGAATCGGCGAATTCCATCGCGCCGACCTCGATCATTTCATCGTTTGTATTTTTAACCGGCATAGCCTTTGTATATCGTTTCGGGTTCATATCCTTGTTGAATTAAATTCGCCGCCGGATTCAAAAGCATCTTGCCGCATTCAACCAAATTCAACCCGGATGGATTGGTGTTCGATGAACTCGATTGCTCATAAACCTCATAGGAATATTGCCCGGCCTGGGCGGTTGCAAATAAAGTAATAGTATTAAACGTGTATATGTTGGCGCGTTCCGGATAACTTGATGTATCGGACGCGGAATTTACAATGATCTTATATTCAACTTTCGTTGATACGTTCGTGAACACAAACAAATAATACGGATTTGCAATCGTTGTTGATTCATTCAACGTAACGATTGTATCTGACTGCGATCCGATTGTGTAAACGATCATGTAATGATGTGGCAAAAAATGAACGTTTGTTGAAATAAAAAAGGCCGCCAAATTAACGGCGGCCCCTCATGGAATCATGTGTATCAACCCACAACATGAAATTAGGTTGTCAAAGTACCCAGGGCGGTTGAATTTACCTCATAGGCAAGGTTTCTTTCATCGCCGCTGAATGCCAATTCGTAACCATTACGATCGGCCAAAAGCCTACCGGTTTTGTTAGCCGATGTATCGAGCATCAAACCATAATCGCGACCATACATCCAACCCGTTCCGTTTTCATCAACAAAAACAAAAATCAATCTGTTTTGTGCCAACAACAATAATTCGTTTCGAACGGCGGTTGTCATTTTGTTGATAGGGAATTTAATGGTTTGCTTATTGGTCAACGTTCCCATTTCCCGGCTTGCTGCCAATGCTTCATCGGCCTCCGCGGTGTGGGCAATCAAATTATATTTTTTGAACGTTTTCGTTGATGCTTTTGTAATCGCTGAAATAACGCCGGCGGTTTCAGTTATCGCAGTAACGTTTTCAAATTCGATTACATAAATTTCACGAACGCCCCCGTAATTGAAACGGCAATCTAAATTGTAACCTTGTGTAAGTGCGCAGGGCATAGTTGTAATATTTTAAATTAGGGCCGGATAATATGTCCGGCCCTTATTGAATCAATTATCCAAGATACAGAACGTTGTTCGCTTGGCGGGCAACGTGTGCAGCAATGGTGAAAATGTGCTTTACAAACATATCTTCGCGGTTGTTTGCAATCTTGTTGATTTCCATCCTATTGATATCAGCAACCAGGTCAGTACACCAAATCAAGTTTGAAGGCAACGCGGCGATGATACAATTTTCGGGAACCGGTACAAATTTGATTTCAACGCCATTGTAGAAATATTTGTCGGCCTTGATGTCAACGCTGAACAGATCGCGGTAAGTTGCGCTTACGTTGAAAATGTTGATGAATTGTTTGTGGCTATATGGAGCGTACAAATAAGGCTTTTCGCTTTGTGCCAAAACTACGGCCGGAATTGCGGCATATACTTTCGCATATTCGGCGGCAACATCACCGGCATCAATTGTAGTTCCCAATACTTTAACGCGTGTTCCCAATGCGCCATTGTTGTAAATCATCTTTGCAACAACGCCATCAAATTGGGTTGCAGTTTGAGCGGCTGCCCATGTTTGCTCGGCGGCTCCAACTGAACCCTGGCCGGTGCCTGGAGTAAGTGCTGCGATAGCGGTTTTGGTTGCGGCGGTAATACCACTCCACCATTTTGTTTCGGCATCGGTTGAAATTTCTTTTCCGTATGCGGCCAAAACAACGCGCTCGAATTCGGTTGACATCATTTCCCATGCGCCTGGCTTCATTGATCTTTTGAACCTTGAAGGGCGAAGGGTGTTCGGATCGAACTCTTGATAATACATTACTTTGGTTGGTGTAACCGATGTATCATTCAAAGTAATTGTACCCTGGCTTGTTGGTGCGCCGGATGCAAACGCTTGCAATGTTACCGCGTTAGTATTTTCGGTGAAAATACTTTCGTTCTTAACATCGCTTTCAAACGAAACCAAATTGTCGGAAATGGTTTTGTTTTCAAATAATAGTTCCTCTAATACCGGCTCGTATGCCTTACCGCGTATATCAACGATAGATGCTGAAATTGCCATTTTATTTTGTTTTAGATTTTAAAGATTTTTTTTCTGATTGTTCCGTTTCCTCGATTTCATCCGGGAACCTTTTTTGCAAATGCTCCAATTGTTCCTGGCTTAATTTCGATTCCGATGTAAACGGGTTTGATGCTGGGCCGTATGCCCAAATTGAAACGCCGTCTTTTATTTTTAATGCCATTGATTAAAAGTTTTTTGAGGCGCGGAACTTTTCAAGTGCTGACATTTCCTCGAATGATTTCACTTTTTCGGTAGGTTGTTCAACGGATGAATTCGCGATGGTTTCCACCAGGTGAAACATTTGTTTCAATGTTTCGGCTTGTTTTTCAATAGTGTTTTTTTGTTCTGCAATGGTTTGCTTCAATTCGGCGATGTCGGTTTTTGCGGCCGCAAAACCTTGTTGGAAATCGCTAAACATGCCAGGGAGTTTTTTCATTGCCTCTACTTCAACCTCAACAACGGGCGCGCCTTCGGCTTTCTTTACTTCGGTAATCAATCCGCCGGCCGTAACAATCTTTCCGCCATCTTCGAACTCATGTTCGCCATCGGGTGCCGGTTCGCCGTTCAATGTAACTGATCCGCCAACTTCCAATTTGTCGATTGATACAACCGCGCCGGATTTCAATTTGTACTCCATGAACTTTTGCGGTTCAGCCGGAACGGGTGTTCCCATTTGCTTTTCTTCATCGCCAAAAATCATAGACTTTATTTTTTCTACTGCTTCTTTCGGTGTCATGTGATAATTCTTTTTTGATTGTGGCAAAATTTAAAAGATTGTTGAATTTAAAATTTCAACTATTTTTTCAAATTGTTCATTGTATTCATCTTTTTTCTTCATTCCGAAATTCCCCTCAACGCTGAATCCTTTGATCATTCCGTCTTTAACCATTTGCCACGCAACATCATTTTCAACGTACATTGAACCAAACAATGATCCATCGGCCAGATCTTCAAACCCTTTCATCGGCCGAATGCCCCTGGCTTTGTCCGATTGGAATATCTCAAACAATGTAACCCCTGGAACCTTCATATCGGCGTTATGCATCAAATTAACATTGTTGTGAAATCCTTTTTTCGCCATCTTAATGGCAATTTTCTTGATTGTTTCCGGTGAGAAAAATACTTCATAATCTCCCAACTCCGGATCTGTTCTGAAAATTTTTTGATTCGCCACCATCAATGGCCCGGATATGATTCGCTTATCTTCATCCTGGATTTTGAATGTTTCGGATTTGGGTTCTGAAAAATGCTGATCCCAAATTGAATAACAAATGGCGGCGGCTTGTCCGGCATCTTTGCCCTCACTCACAACGTATGAAATGCAACGCGGAATAAATGCATCTTTGCTTTCACCCTTCGCCGGTTCGACAAACTGATCGTTGAATTTTACAAAATCTTTTTTGATCGCCGGGCGATCAACCAATGCGATGAAATCGACCATTAAATCCGAATCCATATCATCGGAAATCATCATTTCGTAAACGGGTAACTTTTTCATTTATATTTTTTTTATTGTTTTTTATCCTAACCTGGCCGCGCGTTGCAACCTTACATTCCTTTCATCGGAATTCCTAATATCCGAATCCAACACATAGGCGCGATTAACCCCACCGGCGGCGGCGTTTCCAATGTTCTGAATCGTTGACGCGCTTAATGATGTCGCGGTTGATTGTGGCGCAACGGGCGCGGCAACATTCCCCATTGATGGCGTTGAACCTCCGCCTCCGCCCCCACCTGGAACCTGGGTTCTGCCAATGTTTCGAACGGCTGAAAAACCGGATGCCAGGATCGTTGCAACGGATGCAACTTTTTGAATCGTTCCGAATGGTTCCGGAATTACAGTTTTGTTTTTTAAAACTTCAGTTACACCCAAATAAGTATTGATCAACGCCTGCGATATTGCCAACGCTTTACCGGCAATGGTTTGACGGCCTACCAGGTCGCCCAATGCGCCCATTGTTTCGCCCGTCATTTTCAATGTGTCGCGCTTTGCTTGCTCGTATTTTAAAACGCCATCGGCTTGCTCTTTGTCCTCTTTGCTTTTCTTTAATGATGCCTCGGTGTTGGCATTTGAAACCGCGCCAATGGCTTGCAAATTGGCTTCGGTTGCTCCCTTGATAACCGGATCAATACTTTTGATTGATTCCTTTCGGCGATCATCGATGTTCTTTTGCTCCTCCTCACCTAAACGCCCGGCGGCGATTCTCTCCCAATATGCATCTCTTTCTTTTTTTATCCTTGCAAGTTCATCCTCATGCGCTTTCTTTTTATCCGCCTCGGCTTTATCCCTAATCGCTTTTCTATTGGCCGCCTCCTCCCTTTCAATGGATGTGATTTGCGATTGTGTTCTTTTCGCAATCTTTGCCATTGATGCCGCTTCATTTTCGGCGGCAATGATCATAGAATCAATTGCGGACAATTTTTCTTTGTCCACGTTTTTCATGTTCATCAATTCCATCCTGGCCGCCTTCAATTGCTCGATGGAACCCTCACGAATCTTTGCGATCAAATCGCCACGCGCGCCCAACTCCATCGCCATCGCCTCCATTGTTAGCCTGGCTTTCGTTTGGTTAATTTCAATAACCTTTAACGATTCCTCACGTTCAATCTTTGCCGCCTCTTTTAACGCCGCAATCCGTTCTTTAATTGGGCGGTTTGCATCGGCTGCGATTTCGCGCGCATCCTGCAACCTTCGATTTGCTTCAGCCGTTGCAATGGCCGAATTCTTTTGCGCATCTTCGAGATCATCCAGGGCCTCTGTGATTTCTCCAAAACGTTGCGCCGTCTGTTCCGTTGTTACACCCAATGCCGATAAAACGCTGATCAATCCGCCGGAAACATTCTCAATCAACCAAACAAAACCATCAATCAACGGCGTTAAAATACCGGTGATGAACGTATTGAACACGCCGGACAATGTGCCGAATGCCTTTCCCAACGAATCGGAAACGCCCTCCATCTGTTTAAACTTTTGGAACAACGCCACAACCAATCCGGCAAGCAATGCAAAAACGCCGATGATCGGATTCGCTTTCAAGATATTAAACGCCTGGGTTAATGCTCCAACGCCCTGGGATGCCTGGCCCAATGCCGGCGATAACGCGCCCAATTCGCCTTTCAGTTTGCCGAATGATCCGCCAACCTCTTTTGTCTGCGTTGATGCGCCTTTGAGCGCGTCTTGCGTTTTGCCTATCTTTTCCGCGGAATTCCCGGTGTCAACTTGTAATTGCGCTTTTATATTTATGTCCGCCATTAGTATATTCTATTTATGATTTTAATTAATTCAACATTGCAAACATCCTCATTGGTTGCGTTGAAATCTGTGATCTTGTTTAAACGATACAAAACGCCATCAATCCAAATCAACCTGGCGAAATCCAATTTATAAATGTCTTTGAATGCTAACTTCATTGTGCATGTCAAAAGCCTGGAATCCTTGTCGGTTATCTCGGCCATGTACGCACTCCAATAATTATTAAACAAATTGTTGGCGGTGTAATTGTTAACCTCGAAACTCAATTCCTGGGGCGGTGAAAAACACAAATCAAATGTTGGCGTGATGGGATCATCAACATGGCCGGCATATCCGTAACTTGTTAGCGTTCCCAATGTTGTGCCATTGTTTGTCATGTTCCAAGATCCAACCCCGGTGATTTTCTTTGCCTGCATTATTCGAATCACAGAATCCATGCGATCTTCCGAATTATTCGAATTTGACAATTTGTAAATTGATGAAAATATCTTGTCTTTCCCGTTAAACTTTGTCAAAACCGAATTGGCGAAAATCAATTCAACCGATGTTGTTTCTTTTGCGAATTCGAATTCCGTATCAAAAATGAAATCGCCATATCCTTCATTGAATTTCTTTCGATAATTTTCAGAATAGAAATCATTATCAGTTTTGAACTTATAATTGTAATAACGGGAATTCAATTCCGCCATTGGTTTAATGCGCATCGGTTTTGAACGATCAACTTTCAATGACCAATCAACCGATCCGGCATCTTCATAAAATGTAATGAATGGCAAAACCTTTAATTTCTTATCCGTTTCGTAATCTTCAAAAACATACAGATTGAACATTTTACATATTGTCGAAAAGAATTCCCTTTGGAAAACGCCTTTCGGGATGGTGTCATTTACTACAATCGTATCGCCATAACCGATAGTAATCAACCCCGGTGTTGTTAATTCAATCTGAAACAATGTCCCCGTATTGATTGAATAATCGCTAATATTTGCGCTTACCTGGACGGATAAAGTATCGGCCGGGTTTATTGTGATATTGTTAACCGATAAAATCAAGATCGTTGCATATCCTGGCGTATATGAAACAACATCGGCAGCGGTTGAAATCGTTACCCCGTTTTTTTGCAAATTAACCCGGAACGTATTCAATACCGGATCAATCGCATTAATAACGGCATCGATTTCCAAAATGATGTTTGTTGTTATCGCCGATGCTCCGCCGTATGTGAATATTGTGTTTCCACCGCTTGCCGTAAAATCGCCCGATGTTGAAACCGAAAAAATAATCGGTTGCGCAGAAAGATAATTCGTTGTTGTTGGCGTTGCTTGAAATGCCGTTGAATTGTATCGGTACAGATTTTTTTGATTGTGCGGAATGATCATCCTGGTAAACAATGCCGATGATAACGCCGGGAAATCCCAGGTGTAACCGGATGCGCTGATCAGTTTTTCCAGGATTTCTTTAACATACAACGCCGGGCGGAATGTGCTAAAATCAAAATCCGTTTTGTATGTTGCCGGGTTTGTCGACGCCGCCCCGTAATCGATCAATGGAAAGTAAACCCCGGAACCGGCAATGGTATTCCATGACGCGGTTATGTTGGCGTATGTCCACGCTTGATCGTATGCGCTAAAATCAAGTTCCTCGATCTTTTTATTGGCCAGGGACGCAACGAATCCGCCCAATTCCCCGAACACCGCGCATTCATATTCAATGAATCCATCTTCAATGATTATTTCCAGGATGCGGAAAACGCCTTTGAAAACTTGCATGTTGTCGGCAAAGATTATCGCATTCGCCGAAATCGCCGCGTTGAAATTTATGCCGACATTTGATTCCGCCGGATTGTAATCGTTCCGGGAATTGACGTTGAAAATATTGCCGAATACCTTGTTGTTGTTTTTGGTACCTGGTAAAACAATGGTTTTCGAAAACGTTGTGTTTTTCGCGCCAAAATCTTTGATGTCGTCGATGGACATCGTTAACAATGTGCTAAATGATTCGTTGATGTCAACCGCTTGTTTTTCTATAAACAACTGAATCATTGGAATTGTGTTTTGTATGTTACGCCCAAATCAAATTCAACGCCCAAATTGATCAACCCGTCAACGATGTGTTCCCGGAATTCGTAATTGTTGGCCGTCATAACAACCGGATAAACTTCGCCTTCATCTTCGATGAATACTTCCGGCGATGCGACCAATTGGGCCAACCATTGATATTCGGCGTCGGACAACCAATCCGTATTCAAACGCAATTTTTCCCGGAACCTTCCGGCAAATTGTGTCGTTTGTTTGTACATGGTGTAATTATTCAACACGGAAACGCCACCCGTTGCGCTTACCCGATACGGCAATTGTTTCCATGACTTGCGTTCGATGTCATACGTTTTCCGTGAAACCTTGTTGAACATCATGGTTTCATATCCGCCCCATTTGTTAAGAAAATGAACAAAGTAATTTTTGTATAATCCATCGCAAATGATCGCGACCGAATACGTCTTTGATCCGATTTGAACCGAATATGATGTTGTTGATGTTGTGAAATTGCCAGGATATTCGTCGTTGATCGCTGACGGCGAAATGTTGATCAATTGCATTGTATTTGCCGCCGTCGGTGTAATCGTCTTTGTCCTGGTCGCGGTGCCGCCGGTAACAACGACATTGAATGACGTTGCGACTTCGGCAAAATATGGAATGAAATAATTCCCCGTTGTGAATGTTAGGTTGATCGGCGACGGACGATCCGAAATGACGTCGTCGGTGAATGGCGACAATGATTCAAAACCCGGATATCGGCCATTGTAATAATTGAAATAAACCCTGGATGAATCCGTAATCAATACGGCCGATGTTGTTGTTCCGTATTCCTCGCGTATTTTCACAACGCATGAAACGCGCCATTCCCCTTCGCCCATTTCATCGGCAACCATTGCACCGCCAACATCCGCGCCAAATGATTGAACGCAATATTCGCGGATCACCGCGCCCAGGTCAATAATCCCCCGGTTTGATGTTGGGTGTGGGAAATACTTTCCTTTGAAAACCTGGGTTCCGTTTATTTCAAGTTCAGCGATATATTTATAGTTTGGATACGTTGTTGGGTTTGCGGCGTGCGCATCGTAAACAACGTAAACCAGGGGATCGTTTACGGATGAATACTGAACGGGTGTAAATTCGAATGTCATTTTGTTATGCAGTTTATAATGTCAATTTTTAGCGCAATGCCCAATTCATTTTCCATTTCGGTTTTGAATTCATCGGTTGCCTCGGCCCAAAATTTGCGCGGTTTTATTCCTTTGCGCTTGATGAAATAAGACGCGGAAACGGCGGCCCTGGTTGATGCATCCATCATGGTTTTGCCTTTTGCCTCTCTTGCCGTTACGGCCCTTGAAACGTTCCGAGCGGATGCGCCTTCGCGTTGAATCCATGCCTTTACTGATTTTACCATTTCGCCGTTTGGATCAACTCCGCGCGTTTTAAATGAAAACCGCGATCCGCGATCGATGGCCCATCCGTTTACCCCTTCATCCTGGTATGTTGAATATTCGGGCGCGGTTATTCCGATGCGATATGATTTGCCATCGAACTCCAACATTGTTGGCTGCATTTCATCCGCCATTCGCCCGGATGAAACAACATCCTTTTCATTGATTTTGTCCGAAACAATATCAATGTAACGGGCCGCCAATTGCTCAATGGTATTGTTTACATCCTTTAACTCAACCTTTTCAAAGTTCTGCGCATCTTCCCCCAACAGATCCAGGAATCCATCCGCCAACGCTTCATGTTGTACTTTCGAAAACGATGCCATGTTATTTGTTCAAATGTTTTTGATATGATTGAAACGCCTTCAAATATGCTAAATCATTCAACGCCTGGATGATAGGCAAATCGAACGCCTGGGCCAATGTGATGCCTTCATATTCCGCCACTTGTTTAGCGGAAAAAAACCATCCGTATTGATCAACAAACGGATGTGGCTTTTCGGGTTTGGCTAATTCATCGGATTCATCTTCCTCCTCTTCCGCTTCAAATAGGCCTTTGTATGAATTAACCAGGTCAGCAAACGAAAGATAAAAACGCGTAATGTCTTGAAGTACATGGCGAATATTTGTATTTAACAATAGTTCCGATTTCAGTTTGTGGTCGCGCTTATTTTTCCAAATGGATGCGCCGACCAGGTGCATTGCATCAACCTGGCCCTGCTTCATGAAATGTTGGCATTCGATGAATTGGCCCAGGGTTATTTTGGTTGCATCGGTTTCGAACTTGAACCAGGAATAAAACGGCTTTTTGTTGATGTTGCTAAATTGTTTACCGATGCGCTTTGAATATTTGAGAAAACGTTTTGGCTCCATGTTGTTGACTTCATCATAGGTAAGGCCATGAACATCCATGATGATCCAGGCCACCTGGGAAACTTGATCATCCGCATCATTCCAAAACGCCGAAAGCCGTTGATATTCGCGCAACTTCATGCTTATTGTGGCAATTTCCGGCGGTTTGTTGCGGCATAAAAAAACCCGGCGTTTTGCCGGGTTGATGTTAATTCAGATCAAACATTGGGGCCATCGAATATGTTCCGTATGGCATAACGTATTCTTTGCCATCGTATGATTTGCGGATTTTGCAACGAACGATTTCGCCCCTCTCAATCATGATGAACGCGGTTTTTTCGGTTCTGTTCACCAATGTAACAGAAACGATGATGTCATAATTTGTGATCAACCTGGTTGTTAAAGTTTGCTTTGTCATGGTAGGTGTGTTTAATTGTGATTTGTTCCACAAATATAAAACAATATTGTTTTATTATCCAAATAAATAATAATGTTTTTTTTAAATTATTTTTTCCCCCATAAAAAAGGCCAGGATGGAAATCCCGGCCGGCCATAATCTATGAAACTAACATCGTTAATCGTAATCATCCGCGAATGAATATTCCCCGATGGCTTCGAATTGGGATAATTTATTTAACCCCACATATCGAACGGCATCAATGGCATGGTTTAGAATATCCTCGGGCGCATTCAATGAACGGCCTTCGCGATCCTTTGCCCACCGGTATTGGCGCAATTCCTTGATCAAATTTAGCGAATTCTTTGTAATTCTCAAATCATATCCCTGCAATCTGTCAATGGATGCCTTAATGGAATCCGGCCCCTTTCGGGCCGCCTCAACATAAAACCCGGCGTTTGTCAATTCAGCAATTGATTTCGGTTCCGCGGAATCGGCAACGATGCACCTGGATGAATTAACGCCCAATTGTTTTAAATGATTGACAATTTCCGAATTGGTTAATTTGGTTTGATAGAGCAATTCATTGATGTAGATTTTCCCATCATATCGGAAAACCTCTACCAATGCCGTCGGATCGTTTGTAAAACCCCAATCAAGGCCATACGATATGAATTCGGATTCCGCCGGGATGCGCTCGCATTGTTGCCAATTTTGGAAAACAACTCCATCCAGGGAACCGATTTCACCCAATCCATAAACCCGGAACCAATTGCCCCAAAACGCGGAACCATTATCGGCCTTTTCTTTTGCCTTCAGAATAAAGTTCAACGCCGATTCCGGACATGCTTCATTATCCTGGTAATTGATTATTATGAAATCAACATCCGGATCATTGATCAATTCATCATGAAACCAAAACGGGTTCGTTGGATTCCAATCCAAAAAAACGCCTTGCTTTGTCCGGGATGCCAATTCGGTATACGAATGAAAGGTCATGTTGTTGCACTCATTCATATAAAGCCAATCACGCCTGGCCCCTCTCAACTTCGCGTCATTGTCCGCGCTGAAAATTCAATCTGTGATCCGTTTGCAAAGTTATATTTGAAATCCGTTGCGTTCCATCGATCATCAAACCATCGGCCCGTTTCAAACATGATTTTTTTGAAATCCTTCATTGCTCCCCGTTTCAAATGTGGTATTGATTCGGCAACGATTGAAATTTCGCTGAATGGGTTTTTCGCTGCGATGTCAACCAGGATGGGGATGATCGCATAGGTTTTGCCTGCATGTTGCCCCCCAAATAAATGGGGGGCCAATTACGCAGAGGTGCCACCCTGGACACCCCTAACGAATTTTTTAAGATCGCGAATCTTTTTGATTGCGGTTGTATATTTAAACATAGTTAATCCCCAAATAAAGGTTGTTCTGTTATGATCTTTGTTTCTTGCTTATCAATCAATCCGTTTAGTTTTGCCGTCAATTGCTGATTGTATATCCCAACCATGCCGCCCTCGATCTGATCAGCCTGCCATTCCTCCCTAATACGCGTAACGATGCCCAAATAGGAATTATATGCGCCTTTCGTATTATCGAAATATTGGTGAACCAAATGGCCTTTATTTGCCCTTACCCATGAATAAAAACGATTCATCAACAAAGGTCTTTGCCGTAAACGGAAAACCTCAACGCCATCCTTTCCGACAAAATCCTGGATACGAATCGGGTTTTGAAATACCCATTCTTTGTATTCATCCCAAT